AATACTAATACTAATACTAATACTAATACTAATACTAATACTAATACTAATACTAATACTAATACTAATACTAATACTAATACTAATACTAATACTAATACTAATACTAATACTAATACTAATTTGGAGTTTGAAATAGAGAATTTAATAAAAATTTTTGAAAAGAACTTTTATATAAGTAATTTAAATAGCGATAAATTTACTGGACTAAACGAAAATGATAAATTATATATGAATCAATATGACCCAAATCAATATAACGATTTTAACAATAGAAAGCAAATTAATTTGTCTATTGAAATACCTAAACTCATATTTAAAAGAGAAAATACACAAGAAAAATCACCACCAAAAATAAAAGAAACCATAAATATTGAGGAACAAATAAATAGTATTAGCGATATATTAAAACTTATTGACAAATATAAATACGACCCTGAAATTAAATATAACATAAACATGAGAGCGTTACAGTCTATAAAAGAACCGCTAGAAGAATTAAATAATATGATTGGTATGAAAGAATTAAAAAGTAATGTCGTTGACCAAATTCTTTATTTTATTCAAGATCTACATAAAAATAAAAATGGGTCAGGCGAATTTCTACATACCGTCATTTTTGGACCACCTGGTACAGGTAAAACTGAAATAGCCAAAATAATGGGTAAAATTTACAGTAAATTAGGAATTCTCTCTAAGGGTACTTTTAAAAAGGTAACTAGAACTGATTTAGTTGCTGGTTATTTAGGACAAACTGCTTTAAAAACAAAGGATGTTATAAATGATTCTTTAGGTGGTGTTTTATTTATTGATGAAGCGTATTCTCTCGGAAATCCTGAAAAAAGAGATAGTTTTGCAAAAGAATGTATTGATACATTATGTGAATCTTTAAGTGATAACAAAGGAGACTTAATGGTAATAATTGCTGGTTATGAAAAAGAATTAAGAGAGAATTTTTTTAGTTATAATCAGGGATTAGATTCAAGATTCACTTGGAGGTTTAAAACCGATGACTATAATTCTGAAGATTTATATAATATATTTATAAAAAAACTTAAAGACATAGGATGGGAACTTAACGACAATTCTAGTATAGATGTAAATTGGTTTAAAAAAAATTACGACTATTTTAAATTTTATGGTCGCGACATTGAAATATTAATATCGAAAACCAAAATCGCGCATGGACGTCGTATATTTTGTAAATCTGAAAATGAAAGGAAAAAAATAAATTTAAAAGATTTAGAAAAAGGGTTTGATATTTATCTTAAAAATGACGATATTAAAAAGAAAAAAGAAGAAGAAGATTTTAAAAATTATCTTACAAATACATTATATTGTTGATACCTTTGATACATTCACTTAAACAATAAAAGTTTATATTTATCATTTTTTATTTGATATTATAATAAATGTCAAATAAAACAATTTCAATAAATCCTTCTTTATTTAGTTTGAGCGGAAGTAAAACAAAGAAAAATAGAGAGAAAAAAGAAAAACAACCATCCATTAAACCACTCATATCTCCAAATATTTTAAAAAAACAATTATTGAAAAGAATTAAAGAACATAAACAAAAAGAAACTAGTAATTTAGGAACAAATGACTCTAATAACTTGACTAAAACAATAGACGATGACATGAAAACATTTTCAGATGAATTTAGTGATTCATTAAATTACTTACAAAATCTCTCTAAACAAAAAAAAATTAACAAAGAAAAACAAAATTATGAGAAATCAAAACAACAACGTAGAGAAGAATTAGAGAGAAAGACTTTAAAACATTATAGTTCTTTAGAAAAACCTATTGATGTTAATATTGAATTACCTGATGAATTGAGGGAACCTTTAATAAGCGTTAATAATGAAAATTTTAGTGTAGAAAATCAATATATGAGTTTAAAACCTTATGTGAAGGATGAAGTTCCTTATGGGGTTTTAAAAGGAGGATTAAAACCTACATATAGAGAATGGAACAAAACATATAAAAATAATGTAGTTACTAATCCGAATGTGGCTTTAACAATTGAAGGTATAACAAAGAATGAGAGAGAATTGCGATTAGAAAAATTGAAGCAAAAATTGAAATTAAAAAATTTACAGCAAACGACAAACGATAAAATGATAATAAATAATTCAATACAGCAATCTGTTATATCAAATGGTCCAAATGGAACTGGCGTTAGCAGTGTTGGTGTTTCTTCTAATCTTGTTTCTTCTAATCCAGTTTCTTCTAATCCAGTTTCTCCTAATCCTGTTTCTTCTAATCCTGTTTCTCCTAATCCTGTTTCTCCTAATCCTGTTTCTAATTTAACACTCGCACCGTTTTCAAACCCACATGAAATGAATGATCCTTTAACAAATGAAATTATTGCAAAAAAACAAATAACAAAAAAAACAATTAAAAGAAAATACACCCTTGGTAAATCGCTAAAAAAAAATTCGGTTGGCGTAATGATAAAAGATAGAACACTTCGTAAAAAAATTATAAGCGCTCAAAAAGAACTTAAAAAGAAACCTATTACTGAGAAAAAAAATTACCTTAAAAATCACAACCTTATTAAAACGGGTAGTAACGCACCAAATGATGTTCTTAACGCTATGTATGAATCATCGATGCTCGCTGGCGAAATTACAAATATAAATTCAGATACTTTATTACATAATTTTTCAAAAGATGATAAGGAATTTTAAATATTTATCTATATATAATTTAATAAATATGGATGACATAAAAGAACGATTGGGTGAATATAGATATAATTATTTTAAAAATTTACAAAATTATTTGGAAACTGAATTAATATTTTATGGTAGCGTAAAACGTCTAGATTATTTTCAAAATGCGAGTGATATCGATATCACAATTATAACCGATAACGTACCTAGTATGTTATCAAAACTTAAAAGTGTTTTAAACACGAGTCCAAATGATGTAACAAAAATATATCAAAAATTTCATGAAAATAATGTTGTTATAAAAGGTTACAAAATTAAGTATGAAAATGAAAATGAAAACTTACAGTTCGATATGTTGATTTATGATATAAAGTATAAAGAAATAGTTATGGAAAATATAAGGCAAATTAATGAACTCCCTTTTTATATTGTTAGTATATTATTTGTCATAAAAGTATTTTATTATATTCTTAAAATAATATCTAGAAGTTATTATGTGTATTTTAAAAATACACTATTTTATATATATTTTAATAAAAATTTCAATTTATATAATAAAAATTTAAACACAACTGTAATATTAAATATTTAATTTAATTTTATTTTTTATTTTATATAATAATACAGTATAATATAATATAATATAATATAATGGAAACAACAAAAAATAAATTAACATCATTTGAAGAAAACTTTTTTAATGGTTTAAAATATTATATTGATAAACCTATTTACTTTTATGGTAGTATACAACGTGATGATTATTTACCACAAAAAAGCGACATTGATATCGATATATTTTCAGAAAATGAAATAGGAACAGTTAAATTAGTATCAAATTATTTAAATATTTCGCCACAAGATTTTAAAAAAATATTATATAGAATTCACGGTTCAAATAGAGTTGTTCCTGGATTTAAAACAAAATATGAAGATACACATAATAAACTTACTGTTGAAATATCTATTTATAATGAAAAATATGAAAAAGACATATTAGATGAACACAAAAGTAAATTTAATTTACCATATTATATAACTTTTATTTTAATGTTTTTAAAAACTTTACATTACGATTTTAATATATTACCTATTTATTATTATAGTTTATGTAAAAAATATTTAACAAACCAACTTTATGATAATAATAAGTCAGAATTTATACAATTAGACTTGTAATTGTAGTTTATAGAATACGATTTATAAAATACAATTTATTAAATATATATAAAGATATATGTATATATTTAATATATGGCATTAATAAAAGAATATTTCGAATTAACAAAAAGATATCAAGATGAATATGGAGAGAGAACTATACTTTTAATGCAAGTTGGTTCATTTTTTGAAGTATATGGTATATATGATGAAGATAATTTGATTTCTGGAAGTAAAATTTTGGAATTCTCTCAAATTTGTGAATTAAATGTTGTTGATAAAAATACTTGTGTCGGAAAAAATAATGTTATGATGGCCGGGTTTAAAGATATTATGATTGAAAAATATTTAAGAAAAATCCAAGACGCCGGATATACTGCTGTCGTTTACGCACAAGATGAAAATGTAAAAAATACAACACGTAGTTGCGCAGGCATCTTCTCTCCAGGCACTTATTTTCATCCTGAATCACCTAACTTAACAAATTCCATAACTTGTATCTGGATCGATTTTATTGATAATAAAATTTTATTAAAAGGAAAACATGTCGTAGTTGGAATCGCTAATATTGATATTTTTACTGGAAAATCTAATATTTATCAATTTAAAGAACCCTACATTGACAATCCTAGTACATATGATGAACTCGAAAGATTTATTTCCATACATAATCCTAATGAAGTAATATTAATTTCTAATTTGCCTGATGAATCAGAAATGGATTCTGTCATTAGTTACGCCGGCGTAACGAGTTCATTAATACATAAAATTCATATTTCAAATGACTCTAAACACCAAAATACATCACAAAAAATTATTAGAGTTAAAAATTGCGAGAAACAACCATACCAAAAAGAAATTCTCTCTAAATTCTATAAATTTGATAATTATGAAGTGTTTGCGCAAAATTTTTATGACAACAATATCGCTACACAGGCGTTCTGTTTTTTATTAGATTTCGTTTATCAACATAACCCTCATTTAGTAAATAGAATATATGAACCCACTTTTGAAAATTGCTCTACTAGATTATCACTCGCTAATCACACATTAAAACAATTAAATATTATTGATGATGGAAATGTAAAACCTAGTAAATATTCATGTGTTTCTCAATTATTAAATGATTGTTTAACACCAATGGGTAAGAGGAAATTTTTATATAATTTTTTAAATCCTACATTTGATGAAAATTATTTACAGAGAGAATATGACATTACAGAATATTTTTTGAGCAACTTTAATAATTATGATTCATTTTTAAAAACAAATCTCTCTACGATTAAAGATTTATCTAAATTTGAAAGACAAGTTTTTCTTAAAAAAACAACACCTAAGATGTTTTATAATCTATATAATAATTTACAAACAGTTCAAATAATATTTGAAAAGGTAACACAAGATAATACGTTGAGAGAATATTTTAATATATTTGAATCTAATTTTGAGAGAATATATGAATATTGTGATATTATTAATAAATTTATATGTTCTAATCTTGATTTGTCGCTAATTAGCGACTTAGAACAATTACAAAACTTTGAAATTAATTTTATAAAACCCGGCATATACGAAGAACTTGACAAAAAGACACAAAATTTAAAAGATTCCGAATTAAAAATGACGGCAATACAGGATTATTTTAATTCTCTAGTCGAAAGTAGAGAGAAAAAAAACTCAAAAACATCGGAATTCGTAAAAATCCATGAAACTGAAAAAAACAATTATAGTTTATTATTGACAAATAGAAGATGTAAAATATTACAAGAATTATTGCCATCTCTTGATACGGTCGTCACTTTAAATTATGACCAATTAAATAATAAAAATTTTGATTTTAAGGTGTCGAAATCTAAATTTCATTTTGAAAAACAAACATCCACAAATAATTGTATCATAGATGAACAAATATCTGGTATATGTAGAAGTATTTCAAGTATTAAAATATCTATGAAAGATTTGATTACGAGTGTATTTAATAAATTTGTAAATATTTTTGAGCAATATCAGTGCCATTTAGAGTCTATTATTAATTTCGTCACTTTGGTAGACTTATTATACACAAAAGCAGCCATCGCTAAAAAATATAAGTATTGTAAACCTAATATAGTAACCAAAGATAAATCCTTTGTTGACGCTAAGCAATTAAGACATTGTTTGATAGAAAGGTTTCAAATGAATGAACTTTATGTAACAAATGATATCGTATTAGGCGATGGAGTTGTAGATGGTATACTATTATATGGAACTAACGCTGTCGGGAAAACAAGTTTTATTAGAGCTTTAGGAGTATCAGTTATTATGGCGCAATCAGGATTATATGTTCCATGTACAGAATTTAATTACAAACCATATAAATCTATTTTTACACGTATAATTGGTAATGATAATATATTCAAGGGTCTCTCTACGTTCGCTGTTGAAATGTCTGAATTACGTACCATATTAAGACTTATGGATCAAGATAGTTTTATTTTAGGTGATGAATTATGTTCCGGAACTGAAACTCTTAGTGCAATTAGTATTTTTGTCGCTGGAATTAGACAATTACATAAATCTAGAAGTAGTTTTATATTCGCTACACATTTACACGAAATTGTTAATTATGAAGAAATTATAAGTCTTAATAGTGTTCATTTGAAACACATGGAAGTTAAATACGATAAACAGAGAGATTTACTTATTTATGACAGAAAACTAAAAGATGGACCAGGCAATAATATGTATGGTCTCGAAGTTTGTAAGTCACTTAGTTTGCCACAAGAATTTTTAGATGACGCTTATGAGATTCGTATGAAATATCATCCAGAAGGACAAAGTATTCTTTCTCTCAAACAATCTAGATATAATTCTAATAAAATTGTTGGAACTTGTGAAAAATGTGGAAAAAACATGGGTTCAGAAGTACATCATCTACAATATCAATCTAATTCAGACATAAATGGTTATATAGTGAATGATGATTCCGTATTCCATAAAAATAATTTAGCGAATTTAATGACATTATGCGAGAGTTGTCACGACGAAATACATAAGACAAATACAAAACAGAAAAAAGTAAAAACAAACAAAGGAGATAAACTTCTAAAAATTTAATATAAACTTTATATATAAATGATTGGTGAAGAGCAAATTATTTCTAATTATAATCCAATAACTTCAAAAGGAGGTAAAAGAAGAAGGAGGAAAACCAGAAGACACAAAAGAAGTAATAAATCGAGAACTAGAAGAAGACATTAAATTATAAAAAATTAGTTAATTTATAATTTATTTGGATTTTATATCTTTACTTGTTTAACGTTTGCGACTCGTACGAGTTCGTTTTGAGCGTTTGCTTTTTGTCACGCTTTTGGCGACAGATTTAGCGCCTTTAACTCCAAGGTCAAATCCGGTTGCCATCGTTCCATAAATTGTTGACGCACCTTTTTCAACGATCGGTATCGATGTTTCAACTACTTTTTTTGTCGTTTTTCCGACGGTGGCTAATCCTTTATCAATTACAGGCAACGTTTTTTCGGTAGTTTTTTTTATACTTTTTAAAACAGATCTACTTTTGCGCGATTTGGGCATTATAAAATATACATATAAAATATATTATAATGAAATTAAAATATATTCTAAACATTTTTATTGTCATACTTTTTATTCTCTCTTCGTTTATTTTTGTAAACTATATTTTAAAAGAGAGAACCCTTATCGAAACTCTTCAAACACAATCGAGTGATATGCCTTTTAGTTTTAGTATGGAAGATGCTTTCTGTGAAAAGTATTCAAAATCTGGAAGTAATTTAGAAAACGCTTGTAATGAGTTAACAAAAGATAATTGTTTATCTACTTCATGTTGTGTATGGACTAGTAGACAAAAATGTGTCGCTGGAAATGCGAATGGACCTCTATTTAACACAAATTCACAAGGTAAAACTATACCATTTGGTTATTACTTGTTTGAAAGTAAATGTTATGGACCTAAATGTCCTAATAACAGAGTTTCGTAATTGAAATATTAGAATCGTTGGCTAATTCTTGAACAATTGGATTATTATTGTAATCTTCTAAATAAATAATCTCTCTAATTCCACACGCAGCAATAGAGCGAAAACAATTTATACAAGGATAATGTGTAATATATATTTTTGAATTTTCAAGACTTGTTCCACGCTTAGCGCAATCGGATATGGCATTTATTTCGCTATGTATAGTAGATTGTTCATGTCCGTCTTGGACACGACTAATATGTGGAGCGCCTGATATGAATCCGTTGTAACCCATAGATATCAATCGGTTGTCTTTTACTATAACGGAACCGACATGTAGACGTTCACATGGTGAACGCTGGGAAGCGAGTAATGCGATTGACATAAAATAATTATCCCAATCTAAACGTTCTTTATTATCTCTAGTTAAATTTATTAATTTAGATAGCATTAATAAATATAATTATTAAGTTGTATTTAAATTGTTATGAAATTCCATATATTACAGCAAATACTAAATCAAGATTAGTAAAATCACCATTGCCTCTATTAACAGTAAATGTAAAACTTGTATTTTGTTTATTGTATATTACAATCGTACCGAAATTGTCAGATTGTGCTGAAACATTATATGTACTACCGCCAGGTGTAACATAATTATAATATTGACTTATAACAACAGAATAATTTGTTGTACCGTTACCTGAAATGGTTATTGTTTGAGTTAATGGATCAGGATTAAAACCACTTGTAGATTTAAAAGTTGCATAAACATATTCTATTTTTGGGATAATTTGAGATAAATCCCGACTGGAATAACTACCACCTGCAATATAATTTGAATTGGTTACTGGAGTTAAAGAAGAAGTAGACATATAAATTATAAAAACAAATTAATTTGTAAAAAAAATAATAAATATAACTCTAAATGTTTGTGAAATACTATTCCGTAAGTAAAAATAATAACTAAATTGAGTTGAACTACTATTGTATATAGTAATTTGACTTATGTTATCTGTGTTAAAAGGAACAGAAGTACCATTATATTCGACAGTTGTTAAAACAATATAATCTGTATTTGTATTATATGTATTATTAATTGTAATTGTTCCTGAACGGTTTCCTGATGGTAGATTCGTAAAATCAACTTTAGCGTATTGTATAATAGGTAAATAATTTGATATATCATTTCCACTATAACCACTTAAGTTAGAAATAAATCCAGAGTTAGATGGAGTAGGTCTATATGCTATAGGATCACTTGAACCACTATAGGAATTATCATATGAAACTGGTGTTTGGTATATAGAATTAGACATTATTATAAATTTTACAAAAAAAGAACCTCCACTATTTCCCCTATATGTAAGACCCCACTTAATTTGATATCTTCCTAGACTTGAATTATTAGTTAAATTAAATACTAATATACCTCTATGATTCGGTTGATAAGTTGAAATACTACTGCTTGTCGAATACAATTGGGGATAAACAGCGTAATAATAATTTAAACTTGGCAAACTAGCGCTACTTAAATTAAATAAACTATATGGAATAGTTACAAAATCCTGGACAAACTGTCCATTGGTTGGACTTGGATTGAAAATTGGAGATTGTGCCATAAAAATCCATGGAGTTTTAATAGATTTTACGATGTCAGTTGAAGAAACTAAAAAATTAGTGATTGGAACCCCTGAAGGATCACTTTTTACTTGAGTAAATCCAGACATAATATATTATAAATATAAATAAAAAAATTGAAATAAATTATAAATAATATAAATATAATATACTATATCTATATATTGTCATAATGATTATTCCCATCAAATGTTTTACGTGTGGTATGGTTATTGCGGATAAATATCGTTATTATTGCGAACAAGTCCGTAAAAAGAAGTTGGCAAAAAAAAGAAATGGAGAATCTATTGATGTTGATAAAGTATTGTATTTAACAAAAGAATTTATGGATAAAACGCCAGAAGGTGAGGTTTTAGACGACTTAGGAATGAATAAAATGTGTTGTCGCAGACATTTCTTAACTCATGTTGATATTGAATAAATTTCTTAACATATATTATAAATGACAAAAAAGCGTTCTCAAAGAGTTTACAAAATGAAAGGTTGTTCTAAAACACGTAAAAATTATTTAGGTGGTTCAGGTGATGTTACTTTAGCTTATCCTGGTAATGTACCTACAGTTCCAAATCCTTTTTTATCTTATACAGGCAAAGGAGGGTCTGACAAAACATTACCCAATCAAGGACCCACTAGTGAAATGGGAACACATTTTTTAAATCCTCAAGGAGCACAAAGGGGAGGTACTTGTGGTTGTGGTATGCCTTTAATGGTGGGTGGTAGTTGTGGTCCAATGTGTGGTATGGGATTCATGGTTGGCGGCGCAAGACATCGTTGTAGATGTAGATGTAGTAAATGTAAAAAAAGGGGTGGTCAAAAAGGCGGTAACCCGGGCATTCCGTATCCAAATGGTTTAACTGGTTCTCCTTGGACACCTAATTCGAGTGGATGGCCTGGTGTAGATGGTATTCAAGGCGACCGTAATTATTTAGATTTAAACACATATGATACTGATATATCTAGACAAATGATATCCACGGGAGCAAATCCTCCATTTTCTATTGGCGGCAAACGTAAACGCAAACAAAAGGGTGGAACTTTATCAAATTTTCTAGCTCAAGACTTTATCAATTTAGGAAGACAATTTAACTATGGAATGGGAAGCGCGTATAATGCTTTGGCAGGTTATTCTGCGCCTGTAAATCCGTTACCTTGGAAGGATCAATTACCAAACTCATCAAATTTAAGAGCATCTACAATATAAATTTATTTTCTATTGATACTCTATAAATGGCCAAATTTCCGAGTAGTCTAAAGGAATTATGTTCTCCAGCAGCGTTATATTTTATTATATCTATGTTTGGTTTAATAGTAGTGTTATTTCAAAATTTAGGACATTCAAATAGTTATCATGTTGGAACTTTCTCTTGTCGTGTTCCGCATACGGCAGCGGTATTTATAGTACAATTGATATATATACTATTTTGGACTTATGTATTAAATTTGATATGTAAAGATGGACATATCGGTTTATCGTGGTTGCTAGTTTTACTTCCTTGGATATTGTCTTTTGTTATAATAGGTTTGTTGATGTTAAATATGTAATATATTTAGTATTATAAAATAAATTTATATTAAATATATATAATGAAAAATAAAAATGGAATATCGTATATTTCAAATGGCTGGAAATATATATCAATAAAGGGAAACGCAAAAGAAAGAGGATACGCTTACGGTTATATATGCGCGAATGATTTTAAGGAAATTCAGCGAATGTTAAGATTTATTACAAATGAGGCGTATGGTTCAGATTGGGAAACGATGGTTAGAATGATTTCGGAAGATTTTAAGGAAATGACAAAGAGAGAATTTAAGGAATTTTATGAGGAAATGGAAGGTATAGCCGAAGGTTGTACAGCACATGGTTGTAAAACAACTGTTGATGAAATTATTGCTTGGAATTTTTATTGTTCGATTCCTTATTGGTATAGCATAAAATCAGAAGTTAAAGTAGGCAAAGAAGGTGGCGCCAAAGACCATTGTAGCGCTTTTATGGCAGTCGGTGATTGGACAGAAGATGGTAAAATAGTTTGTGCGCATAATTCATTTACAGATTATGTAGATGGTCAATATTCAAATGTAATTTTAGATATAAATCCTACAAGTGGACATAGAATTATAATGCAAACTTCACCTTGTTGGATTTGGAGTGGTACAGATTTTTTTGTTACTTCAAAGGGCATAATAGGAACAGAAACAACAATTGGTGGTTTCATTCCGTACGAAAAAAAATTTCCAATTGGATATAGAATTAGAAAAGCGATGCAATATGGTAACTCATTAGATGATTATTGTAAAATACTTTTACATGAAAATTCAGGTGATTACGCTAATTCATGGTTATTTGGAGACATAAATGAAAATGAAATTTTGCGTATTGAGTTAGGTCTTAAATATCATAATATAGAGAGAACAAAGAATGGATTTTTTATAGGATTTAACGCTCCTTATGATGAAAAAATCAGAAATTTAGAGGTTCAAAATTCAGGATTTTACGATATTAGGAGACATCAAGGCGCTAGATTAGTTCGTTTAGGTGATTTAATGGATGAACACAAGGGTAAAATAAATATTGATATAGCAAAAAAAATAATTTCTGACCATTATGATGTTTATTTAAAAAAGGATGATAACCCATGTTCAAGAACTGTATGCTCACATTATGATTTAGATGCGAGAGAATATATGTCGCAAGCAGATAGACCAAAACCTTACGCACCGCATGGAGCAGTTGACGGTATAGTATGTGACACGAAAACTGCTAGAAATATGGGGTTTGTTGCGAGATTTGGTAATTCATGTGGAATTCCATTTAATAAAGAAGAATTTTGTAAAGAACATAGGCAATGGTATAAATTTTGTCCATATTTAAAAGATCGTCCAACTCAACCTTGGACATACTTTATCGCAAAATCCTATAAAAATTCAACGAAAAGAAATAAAACATCAAATAATAAAACCCGTAGAATATAAATAATATAATATAATATAAATATTAAATATACATATATTTATGTTATATAGATATATTCCAAAAGAATTGATAAATATAATACTGGATTATGATGGGAGAATTAAATATGAAAAAGGCAAATATATAAATATTATACATAAATATGACTATAAGTATAATATTATAGAACCAATTGTAAATAATAAAATAAAAGTACTTAAAAACGTTGAAATTTTCAGTAAAAATAAATTTTATTTTGATATAAATTTCGATAAGTATAAATATATGGGATTAATTTATGATTATGGTAATTATAAATATTATGATGAAACGAGTGATTTATCTAATAATATATTAAAAATATGTTTTTATAATTTAAAATACAATAATATTATCCAAATAAAATCATGTTTTTAAAATATAGTCGGTAAATTGGCAATTAAATTAACAGCCTTAATATTTTTGTCTGTATAAGTTAATTCATAATATTTATTTGGTTCATTAATTATTTGAATTATTGTAACAAGGTCATCAACAATATTGTTATTTAATTTTATTACATTTTCAACATAATTATCGATATTTTTACAACCCAAATAAATGGGCATACAATTATACATTAATGGTGTAATAATTTTTTCAGAGAAATAATCATTACAAATATAATTTTCAATACATATGGAAAATAAATAATCGTTATATGGTTCAGCGTCTTGAAATTCTCCAATAACTCTATTATAATTGTAATTTTTTGAACCACGACCAAAGATATCAATAGGCAAATTATATTTAATTATTTCTTTCACCAATTGATGTCGGTATAGATGTCCCGGAGCAAATAATTTTTCACTAACTATTATAGACATTAATTTATTTTTATTTGTAATTTCTTTAGGTGGTCTAGAGTGCCACATGAAAGCAAAATGTTCTACAAAAGGTTCAGGTAAATCAAATTTGTCACCTATAAAATATTTTCCAATATGTTTTTTAGCGTATTCTACGAATTCATTAGTTAATTTTAAAAAATAGATGGGTTCAAATGCGAGACCAATAACATTTTCTTTATTGATTGTTAAATTAGGCATAATAGTATTAATAATAATTGCGTGTGTATAATCGTCTCCTTCCGTTATATAATACATTTTATCTTTTCCGTAAAATGAGAATTCACTTGAATAATTTATTCTTTCAAAAATTTCTTTACAATTTTTACTTGATGCGAACGGACAAAATATTTTAATTTTGTACATAATATAATAAAAATATAATATTTAAATTATTAAATATTAATAACATTATAAATATTATAAAAAAATATGATTATTATAATATAAAATGGATAAGGAAAATGTATCTTGGAAATTAATAGATAAATACTTTAAAGATAATCCGACATGTTTAGTATCACACCATTTAGAGTCGTTTAATGAATTTTTTAGAAATGGAATAAGTAGAATATTCCGTGAAAACAATCCTATTCGTTTTATTGAGAGAGAAGGGGAAGGAAGTGAATCCGGTAAACAAAATGAATGTATGTTGTATTTAGGTGGTAAAGACGGTTCAAAAATATATTATGGTAAACCAATTATATATGACGATCATAATTCACATTATATGTTTCCAAATGACGCTAGACTAAGAAATATGACCTACGGTGTTACTATTCATTATGATGTAGACGTAGAATTTATATATTATATTGGTGATGAAAAGAAAGAACATACAATGATTTTACCCAAAATATATTTGGGTCGTTTTCCTATAATGCTTCAATCAAACTTATGTATTTTAAACGGAATGAATAAAGATGTGCGATTTAATATGGGTGAATGTCGTAATGATTATGGTGGTTATTTTATAATAGACGGAAAAGAAAAAGTAATAATATCGCAAGAAAAGTTCGCTGATAATATGCTTTACATTAGAGAGAATAAAGATGACGATGTTTATAGTCATTCGGCAGAGATTCGTTCAGTGTCAGAAGATTCATCAAAACCTATTAGAACCACAGCAGTTAGGATAGTAGCGCCATCAGCAACATTGAGTAATAATCAGATTGTAGTATCTGTTCCAAACGTAAAAAAACCGATTCCATTATTTATATTAATGCGTGCACTAGGATTAAATTCAGATAAAGAAATAATAGAAACTTGTTTATTAACTAGTTTAGATGATGAAAATGAAAATAATAAAAATCATTACATAGATTATTTTGTGCCCTCAGTTCATGACGCGAATAAAATATTTAACCAACAAAATGCTCTTGAATTTATTGCTGAATTGACTAAAAGAGGAACGATTTCTGGCGTAATAGAAATTCTCTCTAATTATTTTTTACCACATATTGGAGAATTAAATTTTTTAGAAAAAGCGTATTTTGTTGGCTATATGGTTAATCGTCTATTAAAAGTATATACTAAAGAGGAAAAACCGACAGACAGAGATAATTTTAAGTTTAAAAGGGTTGAATTATCGGGTTCTTTACTTTATGATTTGTTTAGAGAATATTATTTAATACAAAAAAGAAATATTACTAGAAAAATCGACGAAGAATATTATTACCATAAGGGGGAATATAAAGAAGATGATACATTATCAAGAAGAGAGAAAAAAGAAATGAAAACACAAATACAAAAGGAACAAAATAAATACAAAGATAATTTTATTGGACTTATTGAATCAAATTTTAAAACTTTTTTTAAGGAAAGATTGGTAGAACAAGGATTTAAAAAAGCGTTTAAAGGAAACTGGGGTTCAGAAGAACATACAAAACGTCTGGGCGCTGTACAAGATTTAAACAGATTAAGTTGGAATACTTTTATTTCTCATTTACGTAAGATTAATTTGCCGTTAGATTCTAGTGCAAAAGTTGTAGGACCTCGTTTATTGAATTCATCACAATGGGGATTTATTGATCCGATTGATACACCTGATGGCGGTAATATAGGTTTACATAAACACATAGCAATTAGTACATATATAACAAGTGGTTCTTCATGTTATCCTATTATAAAGTGGTTAAGAAAAAATGTGCCTATGAAAAATTTACTTGAATGTTCACCTGACCAATTAGGTATTAGTTCTAAAATTATCGTTAATGGAATATGGATTGGTGTTATTGACACACCTATTGAACTAGTAAATTTAATGAAATTATATAGGAGAAATGGTTTAATACCAACATATACAAGTATATCATTTAATTATCAGCGTAATGAAGTACATATTTATACAGACGCTGGTAGATTAACTAGACCTATTTATTATTTTGACAATAAAAAAATAAGTTATGATAGAGTTGAAATTAAAGAGTTTTTAGAAAATGGAACCATTAAATGGGAACAAATTATTTCTGGGTTTATGAAGAAATCTGACGAAAATTTTAAAACAAAAAACAATAAATTATATAACTTAAATGAATTATATAAAGACATTGGTAATGATAAGCAAAGTATAATTCAAAAATTGGAAAAATTTAAATCAATGGTAGATTATTTGGATACATCTGAAGAGGAAACTAGTTTAATAGCGACAGATGTTGAAGACTTTAAAAAGAGTAAATTTTATACCCATTTAGAAATAGACTCTTCTTTAATTTTAGGTGTTATGGGAAATATGATTATTTATCCTGAACATAATCCTGTAACACGTAATGCTTTTTCATGTGGTCAGAGTAAACAGGCAGTATCAGTATATCATTCAAATTATCAAATGCGTATTGATAAGATGGGTGTTATATTGAATTATGGTCAAATACCTCTAATTAAATCTAGATATTTAGAATACATTAACAATGAAGAACAACCATATGGTGTTAACGCTATTGTGGCGATTATGTGCTATACGGGTTATAATGTAGAAGACGCTATTTTAATAAATGAAGCGTCAATCCATAGAGGAATATTTAGAACTACATATTATACATCATACGAGTCGAGAGAAGAGAGTTCAAAAATAACTGGATTAACTAGTTCTAAATTTGCGAATATCGAAAAAAATACTGTTATAGGAAAAAAACAAGGATTTGATTATAGTTTTTTAGATGATCATGGGTTAGTTAAAGAAAATACTGAATTAAATGATAAAATAATATTAATTGGAAAAATTAATTCTAATTTAATGAATAAAGATGTTTGGGTCGATGATTCTGTTAAAACAAAAAAAGGACAACTTGGTTATGTAGATAAATCTTTTATAACTCTTGGAGAAGAAGGATTCAATATCGCTAAAGTTAGAATTCGTGAAGAACGATTGCCCGCAATAGGTGATAAAATGGCTTCTCGCGCCGGACAAAAAGGTACATTAGGACTTATTATACCGGAAGAAAACATGCCTTTTACTGATGATGGAACAAAACCCGATTTAATTATAAATCCACACGCAATACCATCTCGTATGACAATTGGTCAAATAGTAGAAACCCTATTAGGCAAACTTTGTACTACTTATGGTGGTTTTGGTGATTGTACTGCTTTTCAAGTGAAAGGACCAAATTATAATACTTATGCTCCCCAACTCGTAAACGCTGGTTTTAATTCTACCGGTAACCAAGTTTTATACAACGGTATGACTGGAGAACAATTATCGGCAGACATTTTTATAGGTCCAACTTATTATATGCGTTTAAAACACATGGTTAAAGATAAAATAAATTATCGCGCTAGAGGTCCAAATACAGTTTTAACACGACAACCGGTTCAAGGACGCGCAAATGATGGTGGATTACGTATCGGTGAAATGGAACGTGACGGTGTGTTGGCGCATGGAATGTCTTATTTTTTAAATGAATCGTTTATGGTTAGAGGAGAGAAGGAAAATTATTATATTGCGGTGTGTAATAAAACCGGAGCAATTGCTATTTACAATAAAGATAGAAACTTATTCTTGAGTCCATACGCCGACGGTCCAATTAAGTTTAATTTGAATCCGGATGGAACCCAAAGTATAATTAATTTAAGTAAATTTGGACGTTCATTTAGCGTTTTAAAAGTGCCATATTCCTTTAAATTATTGATGCAAGAACTTCAAGCAATGAATATACAAATGCGAATTATTACAGATGATAATGTAGATCAAATGTTAAGTTTAAGTTATTCAAATAATATTAATAAACTATTACAAATAACTGAACCAATAGAAGATTCAAAATTAATTACTAATTATATTAGTAATATGACTGCTAGAGTTATGAAAACTAAAGGCGAAGAATTAATTGTAGAAGAAGCTCCCGTAATTCCTGAACCTGTTACGATAAGTGAAGAAACACCGTCGCCAGAAGGGGAACTCGACACTACACCACAACCACAATCGCCAGAATTTCATTTTGAATCTACACCATCACAATCGCCACAATCACCAGAATTTCATTTTGAATCTACACCATCACAATCGCCACAATCACCAGAATTTCATTTTGAATCTACACCATCACAATCGCCACAATCACCACAATTACCATTTCAATTGGGCGGTTCTTTAACACCAAATATTCCCAACACTCCTCCTGTTGTAGAAATAAAAATAAATCCAAATATTTTAGAAGTAGAAGAAGAAAAACCAAAAGAAGAAGGAGAAGAAGAAACAAAAACGCAATCGTCAGAAGAAAAAAAAGTAAGTATTCAAGAACCAAATAATTCATCAGACAATACAAGTTCTACAGGAATAAAGAAAATAATTATTTAAATAAAATTGAAATAAAAATAATTCATTATGTTTATATTATAATATAGAATGGCAAGTCAATATTCAAGTATTCTTATTTCACATATTTATAATTCTAGAAAGATTATTTTAGAATTAATGGACAACCAAAATTATAATATAAACGATTACGCAAATTTTAGTATAAATGAAGTAAATTCTATGAAACAAAATGATCAACTCGATATGTTATTGGAAACTAGAGACGCGGATGTAACTGCCGATAATCCAAAGAAAAAAATATACATAAGATATTATTTAGGAGCCAGATTAGCGACTAAAAATATTCAAGAAATGATTGATGATTTATTTATATTAACTGAAACCTTAAAAAAAACAGATACCTTATTTATAATTATAAAAGATGAACCAAATGAAACTTTAATAAACGAATTAAAACACATATGGGAATCAGAAGGTATATTTATTGTTATAGAAAATATTGCTAGACTACAATTTAATATACTTAAACATGTATTAGTGCCAACTCATAGAGTAATGAATGAAAAAGAGACTCTAGAAATTATGAAAAAATATAATATAATGGATAGAACTCAATTCCCCGAAATTTCAAGATTTGATCCAGTTGCGCGTGTTATTGGTTTAAGACCTGGACAAGTGTGTCATATTATTAGACCCAGTAAAACGGCTATAGAAACAAATTATTATAGAGTTTGTGTATAAATAAATATAAAAAATAATATAAAAAATAATGTTTATAATATAAATAATTGTATGGAATCTAATTTTATTAGTCCTTGTATGACCGGATTTTCAATTTTTAGCAAAAGCGGGTGTCATTATTGTTTAAAAGTGAAAAATTTGCTGAAAGAAAATAATCTAAAATTTGATGTTATAGATTGTGACGAATATCTTATTGAAAATAGAGAAAATTTTTTAAATTTTATAAAAGAATTAGCTGGCAAAGAAGTTAAGACATTTCCTATGATATTTTATGGGGGAAAATTTGTTGGTGGTTTTAGTGAAACACAAAGTTTTGTAAATAAAATACTATCTTTTGAAGATAATTTTGAATTTTAGATTATATAAAATAGTAATATATATTAATGGAAATCGATAAAGAAACTAATATGAATGAATATATACCACCGCCTATTTATAAAGAAAAAATTCATGTTTTACAAGAAAAATTACCTCCTATTTTAGAAGAATTTAAAAAATATTTTGTATTCTATAATAAAAATCCAGAGTATCAAGAATATCAACAAATTTTTGAAAATATTAAAGGAAATATAAATAATTTAAATACAAGTCTTTTTTCTATATCAAACGATATTCAAAAAAATACTGATAATTTAAATAGAGATTTAATTAAATTTAATCATTTAATTATAAAAGAAAGAGAGAAAAATAAAGAATTAAAAAAGAAATTAGGAATAGTTGAAAATAGAAATAATGCATCTGAAGAATTAATTGATGATTATAGGGAAATATATAATTATAATTATTTACGTAATTGGGGTCTTTCTATAAGTATTTTAATATCACTTTCATTTATTTCAAATGTTTATAAAAATAAACTCGCTTAAATAAATTCATAATAATATTTTTTATATTATAATATTATTATGTTTACTGTATTTTCATCAAATAAAATAAAAATAAATAAAGAAATTCAGAATTATTATTTTAAAACGACACATGACTCTATTTTAAAAATAATAAAAAAATATAACAATAATACAGAATATATAATAATGGAAAACCTAAATTACCGTTTAACACTAAACTCTAATTAGTTTATAATGTTTTATATATTCATAAAAGTATTTTTCTTTTTAATAACTATATAATATATATGAATAATATGAATAACAACAATACTAATAACAATACTAATAACAACAATACTAATGACAACAGTACTAATGACAACAGTACTAATGACAACAATGAAACACATAATATGAATAACAACGAATCCGATACAACGAATTCAATCATTATGGATTTAGAAACGCAAAAAATAAAGTATAAAAAATTATTGATTGAATATAAACAAGCAGTAACAAATTATGTAAATTATTTAATAACAGAAGGAGGAGCAAACACATCTCTAACATCAATAAAAAACGCTTCATTTTTGGGAACATCTACAATATCACAAATAAATTCCACAACGCTAGAAGATTGTCAGGCAACCTGCGCATCAACTGAAGGATGTTCTGGAGCAACCTTTAATTCAAAAAATTCTTCGTGTTTATTAAGAAAAGGTGATGGTGAATTATTAGGTGGAACACCAGACGATTACGCAATTATTCCCGAAGGTAAAAAATTATTGACTATAGTCGATAAATTAAACGATGAACTTATTAATACAAATAAAGAAATACAAAAAAAAATAACCTTATCTAAACCATTATACAAAAAACAATCAATTGAACGTAGAGAGAAAACAAAAGAATTAGTAAATAATTTTATGGATTTAATTGTAGAGAAAAAAAAAATTTCAAATATGTTAAATGAATATACAAAATCAGGACAAGAAAAAGAAATATCTAATTTGAATATAACACAAAATTATTATTATTACATATTATTATTAGTGGTAGCGTTAATAGTTATTATATTATTGATTATGTTTAGCAGTTCTACGAGTGAAGAAAATGTTACAACTATTCAAACGGGTGGTAAAATGAAAAACTTCTTATTAAATTTGTTTTCTTAATATTTATATATAATGTCTTCACAATTACAGATTTTAAGTGAACAATTTAATTCATTATTAAATGAATATTCAAATACTTATCAAGATTATATGAACGCAATAAATACAAATGATACAAGTTTAATAAATATTCCAAACTCTTCATTTATTGGACAAACTAATATAAGTGTTACAAGCAATTCTAGTCAAGATGATTGTAATTCATCATGTACATCAAATAATTCATGTGTTGGCGCTACGTTCAATAACAGTACAAATGAATGTACTCTAGGTAGTGGCGATGGAGATGTTTTGTCAGATTCCAATTCGACAACAAGTGTAAGAAGTGTTATTTATTATGGATACAAATTAAAAACGTTAAATGATCAATTGCTGAATTTGAATCAACAAATGTCAGATTTAGTAAGTAATGATTATCAACAATACAAACAAAATAAACAACAATCAAAACAACAAGAGGACTTGTTAAATAACAACTATCAAGCTTTATCTGAAGATAGAGAGAAAATAAATACAATGATGAATGAATTCAAAACATTAAATTCGGCGTATGATAGTGAAAATATAAATTTAACTGCTAATTATTATAGTTATATTTTATTGTTAATAGTTGCCATAATACTAATAGTTATGTTAATGAATGTTTCGTCTAATTTTTCATCTCAACAAAGGGGTGGTGGTAATAAAAATAGTAATTTTTTTGTAATAGTAATATTATTTCTCTCTATAATCATATTTAATTCTCTAAAATAAATCATAAAACTTTAATATAATATTTTTTTAGTATAATATTATATTAATATGACAAGTATAATTAATTTTATAAATAGTAATTCAGAAACAAACAAGTTAAAAACAAAACAAAATAAAGATAGATATGATTATATAAACATAAGTCAACCTGTTCAATCTTCAGTTTCTTTAGAACAAGGTAATTTATTTAAAAAATATCAACATAAAATTCAAAAAATAATAGAACCGGATATCGCAAATATGAATTCAAAAGAAGGTTTTGATAATTTAAATGATGTTTTAAATTTGAAAGAAAACGGAATAACTAACCAATCTCAAAATATTATTAATGATAATAATTTTTCATCACAACAACAAATAATAGATAATTTGAGACAAGAATATCAAAATACTTTACAACAATATCAAGATTTAATGACACAAATAAAAAGTAATGCAACGAATTATTTAAGTCGTGTCAATCCTAATAATCCATATTTAAATAAAAATATTCGTTTCCCAAATGGTTCTGTCTTTTACGTTACAAATCAAGGTATCGCAAAACTTATACCAAGTCAAGATGTATGGGATTCTCTCAATATTCCAAAAGATTTTATTCAACTTGATATAAATTGGAGTGATAGTTATAATACACAGGGGACACAAATACCGACAAATCCTCCTTTAATTGTTGGAACACAACTTAATTCAGGACAAAGTTTAGGTAATGAAGGTAAAAATGTATTTGTAAACGAGTTTTTGCCTTCTAATGTAACCCCAACATATATGGGGTGTTATGCCGCTTCTCCAAATAATGATAATGTAACATTTATTGGCGGTTCTCCTCCATCTACAGATATATCTATAGAAAATGGAAACTTTGATCAACCTGTTCTCAAAAAAGATAGTTATAAAAATTTAAATGATAATAAAACAGTACCTGGATGGGGCGTTACTGCTTCATTATTAAATAATTCAAAATCTTGGGGTTATCCAACACCATATCCCAAAGGTAATCAATGTATAAGTATACAGAAAACTGATACGATACGACAAAATGTAAAACTTAAAACAAATATGACTTACACCTTAACATTTTATAGTTGCGGTAGAAATTGCTGTAAAAGTCCTAATTCAGGAAATCCAATAAACGTTCAACTTTATGACCAAAATATGAAATTAATATCTACAATTTATAAATTTACACCGCCTGTAAATAGTTGGACACTTTATTCTACGAGTTTTACGGTATCAAAGAGTCAAACATATAAATTATATTTTTCTGGAACGACTACAAACGCAGATAGATCAAGCGCCGTTCAAGGTATTAGTTTAGACGCAAATTTTACCGGTTCAGGAAATTATACATATGATGACTGTAGGTTATCAGCAATTAATGAAGGGTATCAATTTTTTGCTCTCCAAAATGTAAATACAAATACATCCAAGGGATTTTGCGCTGTAAGTAATAGTAGTCCTTCTCTTACACAATATGGGGAATCGATGATTCCAAGTGTCCAAATAACTTTATGGTCATCTAATACTGGTGGACAATCTGGTAATACATCAAGTCTAGATGGGAATGGTTCATTACAAGTTCTCAATTCAGGTGGAACTAGTGTATTTTCAACTCCTATTCCAGATAGTTCAAAACCTTCTGGAGGAAACTATATAGGATGTTATAAAATGCCTAGTAAATGGTCCGATACTTATAGAATTAGTGGTACTAAAGATCATTCAACAAGTTTTGATGATTGTCAAGATTTAGCGACCAACAATGGATTTTCTTATTTTGCATATCAAGGTTATTTGAAGAAAAATAACTCAAGACGTTGTTTGGGATTTAATGATTTAAAAACACCTACATCTCAAGGTGGTTCAAAAAATTGTAAATCAGAAACTAGCGCTGGTGATAGTGCTGGTGTTTTATATTCTTTAAGTGAAGACTTATATAGTTATTTAATTTTACAAGATGACGGTAATATGTGTATATATAAAGGAAGTGGTCCTAATGATAATCAAGGATTAATATGGCAATCTGAAACAAATGGAAAACAACAGAGCGCAAATTCTTCAATGCAAGCAACAAATAATAAATATGGTCAAAACTGGATGCCAAGTGGTTCAACATTAGCTGCCGGTGATTATTTAAGTTCAAATAGTGGTGATATGGTTTTAATGATGCAAGATGATGGAAATTTAGTTTTATATACTTTTCAAATGGTAACAAATTGTCAAACCATGAATGACGGTAATATGGGAGGTGGTGTCCAAGCAAACGCTGCTTATGATATAGGTAACGCAGCCATAACTAAAAATATGGGTCTCTTAGGATTTGTTGATGAAAATTCAATTTTATATTCTTATCCTAATTCAAATACCGCATACACAAATACATACAATGTTATTAATGGGATTGACGCTACAGGAAATGACATAAAAAACGCGTCATTTAGTGGCGCAACTTTAGATAGTTGTGAAGACGCTTGTAATTCAAACTCATCATGCGCTGGATTCGTAATGGATAGTGATCAAACAGTTTGTTATCCAAAAACTTCCGGAATGTATCCATTTGGCGGAAAAAGTCAAATTAATTCGAAGAGAAATATTTATGTTAGAGGAAAAATGCCTGCTTCACCACCGAAAGGTGTAAGTCAAGATACAAATAATATTGATTCTATTACATATAATAACTACATAATAGGCGGAAACTCTGATTCTATACAACAAAATGATTATGGATTAAGTAAGGTTACAGATACGCAAAAAGGGCAACTAAATCAATTAGAAGTTAAATTAAATTTATTATCGAATCAAATAAACGATTTGACAAATAAATTTGGTACAGGCGCTTCTAAAGCAGAAAATCAAGTTGAAACAAATATGAAGGAAATAGGTAATTATTTAAAGGACATAAATAAAATAAATAATAAAATAAAAAATTATGGTTCAAATTATGATAATATATTAAATGATAGCGATATTGTAGTTCTTCAAAAGAATTATGATTATTTGTTTTGGAGTATTTTAGCAGTAGGTTCGGTTTTAGTTACAATGAATATTGTAAAAAAATAAATATTTATAATTATATTATATAATTATCTTGTTATATTTTATATAATATGAGTCAATTATCAGATTTTGATCAAAATAATGAACAAATATTGAATGATATACAATCATTACAACAAATTGAAACACAACTATTTAATAATTTAGAGTCAAACCCTAATTTAACTCCACAACAGCAAAAACAAACTATTGAAAAAATGAATCAATTATCAAATATGCGTATTAATTTATATCAAACATTAAGTGGCATAAATAATTTTTACCAAAATGCATTGACTTCATCAGTTGGAACTTTAAGAGAACAGACAATAGCAGTCGGTATAGTTGAAAATGAATTAAATCAAGCTAAGAAGCGTTTAAAACTTTTAGAAGAAGAAAAAAATAATAAAATTCGTTTGGTTCAAATAAATGATTATTATGGTGATAAATACGCAGAGCATTCTGATTTGATGAAAATTATAATTTTTACATTAGTTCCAATAATTATATTAGTTTTATTGAAAAATAAAGGATTATTGCCTGACATAGTTTTCTATGTAATATTGGTTATTATTTCAATTATAGGTTCTTATTTCTTTTGGATTAGATTTTCTTCGATTATAAGACGTGATAACATGAATTATAATGAATATAATTGGACTTTTAATCCTGATGACGCTCCAACAAGTGATACATCCGGAACAGATAATGACCCATGGGTTTCACTTAAAGCACCTGGTACATGTGTAGGAGAATATTGTTGCTCCGATGGTCTTGTTTGGGATTCTTCGCTTAACCAATGTGTTATTAGTAATACATCAACAGAATCATTTGTAACTGAATCTATGGTAAATGATGTTTTAACTAAACAACAACCTAATAAGTTCAATAAAAATGATTATAAAATGGGAGGAGATTATCAAGGATTTCAATCTAAAAGTTTTATAAATAATTCAAAAATTAAGTAAAATTCTTATAATTGTATAATATAAGTAATGAATAATCAATTTAATACCAATTCTTCAGCTTTAAATAAATTTAATGATTTAATCGAACAAGCGTCACAGGCTTTATCTTGTGACGCCGAGTGTATGAAACTGAAAGAAATAAATAAATTAAAGCAAAACTACATAAACGCTCAAATTAATTTAGCTTCGGCGCCTGCTAAAGTTGAACTCGCAGAAAAAAATTTTGTTGTTTACACGAAAGGAAAAGTAGTATATGACGAATTAATGGACATAAAACTATATAATAAAGCGCAACAAATAGCGGACAAATTTACTGAAATTTTTGACAAAGAAGTAGCGGCAGCAGATAAGCAAATAAATAATTACGCTGCTTTACTCGTAAATTATAAAAATGTTGTTGATTTATATTTGAAATATAGAAAAGAAAATATTATGTTGTTTAAAAAATTAAAAGAACAAACAAATGATGTCTTGACTAATGAGAGAAAAACATATTATGAAGATCAACAAATCGATAATTTGAAATTCTATTATTTTTATTTTTTATTAACTCTATATATTATTTGTGTAATTTGTTTCGCTGTTTTCTCTCTAATTTATCCTTCACAAATGAATTGGAAAGTAAGATTAGCGTTATTATTATTGTTATTAATACTTCCTTTAATATCTACTAGAATACTAGGTTTGATAATTTATTTATTTATTCAACTATATAGTTTGTTACCAAAAAATGTTTATAAATAAAATATAAAAAAGAATTATTGTTTATATTTTATGTTTTACAATTTATAGAGTAGAGAGAATTTTGTTAAACTTCAAATTCATCTTCATTTTCATTTTCTGGATATAATATTTTTACACCATGCCATCCAGTTGTTTTACCTTTACCAAATTTCTTATCCATTGCTTGATATATTTCTTCTCCTTTTGGCGCTTTTTTGCTTCCTTGATTTTCTTCAAACCATACTTTAAATTCTTGTAATAATTCTTTCTTTTTAATCTTATCTTTGGGATTATCTGTTTTAATTATCTTTTCAACCATAAACGCCGAAATATGGTCTTGACCACATCTATATTTATTAGATGCTCTCATAACTGTTTCACAATCTTGAACAATCCCATCAGTTTCAAACGCTCTTTTTACTAATATACTAGCGAATACGGGGGCAAATAATGGTAATTTTTCTTTAAGAGTTTTATCTTTAACATATACATGTGGTGTTTCATCCGTATGTTCTTCACCTTCATCAACGAATTTTGATAAGAAATCACATTTTCTAATTCTTCTCCATGTTCCGTCGTCATTACTTTCAATATCAAACAAATTATTGGTACATACTACTAACTTAAATTGTGGTTCAAATGTTTCTGATTCGGAATATAAACCTCTTGCTTGAATTGGATCACCACCAGTTAATTCTTTCATTATACCTTCATTTAATTTTACACCTTTTGACGGTTCTTGCATTACAGCGTATCTAACACCTTTTAACTTAACTATTTCATCAGATGTGCTACCGATTCGACCTCTAGATTCAGTAACAAGAGTAATTGGAACGACCCCTTTATATTCACCTAAAACTAAAGACATCAAATCAGCCAAAATAGACTTACCGTTACTACCGCTTCCGTGATAAACATTAAATGTTTGGTTTTTATTTGAACCGATTAGACAAGACGCTAAATGATCCCACATATATCTATTTAAATCAGGAATGGGAAATAATGTCTCCATAAAATGTTTAACTTCATTGACTATTTTCATAAATTCAGGGTCATTTTCATTATAGGGAATATAATTAATATTTGTTGTTTTTGTTATATAATCTTCTGGATAACCATCTCTAAATACTTTATTTTTAAAATCGACAACCCCATTGTTAAAGCACAATAATTCTTTATTTGTATCTATTTTAGTTAAGAATTCTTCATCATAAAATTTTTCACCTGCTTCTCTCAAAATTTTATCTTTATCATTTGTCCTTTTTAATTTAATTCTTAATTCAGCAATTACCTTAATTCTTTTCTTTAAGAATTCTTCTCTATTGTCTTCTTTACCAGCGTATTCTTTTACTTCTCCACCTAATTGTTCTTCTTTTGATGAAAATAATAAATACAATTCTTCTGATATTTTTTTACGAAGACTGAGACCTCTGTCACTTAACCATCTATGTTTTTTAGAATCGTATTGATACCAACCTCGTTTATCGTAACTTACACAAACATATTCGTCTTTATATATGTGTTTTAATAAGATAGCTAAGTCATCTTCTGTGCCTGTTTCTACTGCTTTTTCTAAATAATAATCAATTGTGGTTTTTTTAATTTTTTCATATTCTTCAAAATTATCCTTTCTTAACCAATACATAATAGATTTGCGAGTTACTTGTTTCCCTTCTTCATTTGATTTTTGAAAATGTTTCCATTTTGCGTATAACTCAGGAATACTATCATAACTAAAATCAGATGCTTTGCTTCGTAATTTTATCCATGATAAGAATAGTCTTTCATCTGTATGTTTTAAAGCAAACGCAACTTGTCTATTTAATAGATGTGAACCTGGTTCATAATATTTTTCTGGTAACGCTTGCGTAAAATGATGTAATTCATTAATTTCGTAATCATTTGGACTTAAATTTTTCAACATAATAGATATTGCTTTATCTAAATTTTTTTCGTTTTTAATATCATAAATTGATATAGAATCTTCATCGTTTTCATTGTCATCATCATCGACGATTTCAGGTTTAAAATTAATTTTCACTCTGCTCGATGTTTTTTTAATCTTTGATTTTTTTTTGTTAGTTCTTTCATTATATTCGTTAATAATTTTAGGGTTAATTTCAAACTTTGGATGCTTGTCGTATTGTACTGATAATTTTTTAAAATTTTGTTTTAAATCAAAATTTTTTACTTCTTTTGGGTTAATTTGTAATTGACCATCAGATTGATCGGCGTGAACTTCATAATGATACGTTAATTCATACGCTTCATTGCCAGGTTTTTTTGAACCAAATAATTGCCAATTAGTTTTTCCTGTACTTATTCCACTATCTAAAACAGAATCCCATTCATTAATTAAAGGAAGGTCATCTTTCCAAATATTTTCTAATCTAATTAACATTTTGTCACGAATAATGCCTTGCATTATGAAATCAATTTGTAATCCAATTATCATATGTATTCCATCTTTAGTTAAACTACCATCCGCTAATCTATTAACGTTTGGTTTTTCAAAAATGAATACATCAAATGGAATGTTAGGTTTAATTATATAACATTCCTCAATTACTTCTAAATATTCGGTAATCATATCTTCAATATGAGATTCTGTATGTTGTCTCGTTATAACATCATAACTATATCGAAAGTCTAAATCAACCGCCATCGGACCTCCAGTTTCTAGTTGTTTTTCCGTCAAATATTCATTACGTTTATTAATAAATATAGATTTATAATACAATTCGTAAAATAATGGTAATTCTTCTTTAGGTATAATAAATTTAGCGCCATAAATATTTAAATCTTTATCTGGAATTCTTGTATGAGTTAATTTTATACCAGATTGACTATCTACAGCAGAATGCTTTGCTAAAAATTCATTTAAATCTCTGTATTGACACGTATTAGACATTATTTCACTCATTGTTAATATATTATATTAACATTTTTCTATTTCAATTTTTTTAAAATTAATATTACGTTTTTTAAGTAGTTTATGTAAAATATTAGATTCGATAATATAATTTAAAGACAAACTATTTAATTAATAGATTTTTGAAAATTGTTTAATAATTGGTATATTTGTCGTCTCTAATATTAATGTAAAATATGTTATCGCTGTCCGTTATTTATTTACGCTTTTATATTTTAAAAATAGATTTAAAAACTTTACATCATATTTATACAGTTTTAAAATGACTACTTTTATTTCAAAAGAATCCATCACACGATTAATTAAAGATGTAAAACAAATTTTCAAAAATCCATTGACAGATCAAGGCATTTATTATATACATGATGATACAGATATTTTAAAAGGATACGCTTTAATTATAGGACCTTCTGATACACCTTACTTCGGCGGTAATTATTTTTTTGAATTTAATTATCCTAATGATTATCCACATAGTCCCCCAAAAGTTACATACCATACTAACGCTAATAATGTTCGTTTTAACCCTAATTTATATGTATCTGGAAAAGTATGTGTTTCTCTCTTAAATACATGGAGAGGCGAACAGTGGACATCATGTCAAACAATATCAACAGTTTTATTAACATTATGTACATTACTTAACGATAATCCATTACTTAACGAACCAGGTGTTTATGATAATCATAGAGATATTAAAAGTTATAATGAAATTATACTTTTTTCTAATATTGATATTGCTATTTGTGACATCATTTATAAAAAATCTTATGTTTATATGCCTTTTTTTGACAATTTTTATCCATTTATTAAAGAAAATTTTATTAAAAATTATGATAAAATACTTGAAATTTCTGATAAAAAAAATAGTGAATTTAATATGGAATCTAGAGATTTCACAACTCACATGTATAGTATGAGAGTTAAAGTTGATTATAATAAAGTTATTGAAAAATTAAAAAATACCATGAAATTAATAGATACCAAATAAACTTATTTATTTAGATTATTTATTTATTTTAAAGAAAATTGAAATAAATAAATAAATTAAAGATATATTATATAAAAAATGCATTTCTGTTCTATTTGTTCTAACATGTATTATATACGTATCAATAGTGAAGACCCCAATAAATTAGTTTATTATTGCCGTAAATGTGGAAATGAAGATAAATTATTAGCGATTCAAAATGTATGTGTTTCAAAGACTCAAGTTAAAAAATCTGAGCAAACGTTTAGTCATATTATTAATAAATATACTAAACTAGACCCTACTTTACCAAGAATAAACAATATATTATGTCCTGAACCAAATTGCGCAACAAATACACAAGGAAAACCGAGAGAAATTATATACATAAGATATGATGATTCTAATATGAAGTATATATATCTATGTTCTGAATGTGACACCGTTTGGCAAACTAATCAAAATGTATAATCTTTAATAATTCGACTAAAGTTCTAACCACAAATCAGTTTAAATTTAACCATTTTAGGAATTTAATTTTTTATTGTGAAAAATTAAATAAATAATTTAAAAGAAAATTGAAATAATTTATTTAAAAGTATCTTTAGTTAATATAATAACAATGAGTGACGATGAATATTATTCTGATGACAGTTCTAATTCTGATACTGAATTAAATACAACACAAAGAAAAAAACTATTATTTAAAACTTCTAAAAAATATGAAAATAATGATGATATAGATGATTCTATTGTTGATGATGAAGATAGAGATGAAGATGAAAATGAAGAACAAGATGATGAAGATGAAGATGAAGAACAAGATGATGAAGATGTTGATGATGAAGAAGAAGAAGAAGATGAATTTGAAGAATCTGATGAAGAAGAAACCGATTACGCTGGCGGCGCTGACGAAAAAAATGAAGAAAGTGATATGGAAAATGAAGAAAAATCTCAAATTAAAGAAGGACAAACTAATAAATCTACTAAAAAATCGAAACCAAATAAAAGTTCACAACCTTTAATTATAAATGACGATGATGAAGATGATGATGAATATGATGATAATTATTTACAAAAATTTGATAATCAAATTACAAAAAATTACATTATGGATTTTCATCCCGAATGTCTAAATCATAATTATGATGAAATTATGCTGTTAACTAAAGTCACTAAAAATTCTGACGGAATTATTGTAGATGATTTACATAAAACAATACCTTATTTAACTAAATACGAAAGAGCTAGAATTTTAGGTCAACGTGCAAAACAAATCGAAACAGGCGCAAAACCACTTGTAAAAGTTCCTGAAAACATAGTTGACGGTTATATTATTGCTGAATTAGAATTGAGAGAAAAAAAAATACCTTTTATTATCAGAAGACCTATTCCTAATGGAGGAAGTGAATATTGGAAATTACAAGATTTGGAAAATATTATATTCTAAAATATATTAAATAATGTATTAAATATATATTAAACTTTAATATATAATGTTAAACTTTAATTACGCTTTTAAAATGAATGAATATCTACTTAATTTATTTAATAAAAATAATATATTTGAAAAATTTACGAATTTAAAATCACAAATAAATGTTTTTATGATATTAACGTCTTTTATAGGTGTATCCCTGTTGTATAAAAATATATTAGATACATATACAAGTAATATTATTGAAGATTCTTCTTTATTTATAGAGGAAGAAACCCAAAAATTTTTTATTGAGCAAAATAAAGTTAAAAATAATTTATCAATGTTAAACAATAAAATAGACAAAAATGACAATAAATTATCATCATTAATTTTAAAATTAACAACAATTTGTGAAAATATATTAATTTCAAATGAAAAAATTGTTAAATTATTACAAGAAAATGATAATAATATAAATAATATTGACAAAAAAAAAGAACATGAAACACCGCTATTTTATTTAAACGATATTATTAGTAATTCATCTGTAAATATTGATTTACAAAATAATAATGAAAATGAAAATGAAAAAGATGATATTCATAAAAAAATTCTCTCTAATACTGAAATAATTTCTAATATTGAAAATAGAATTATTGATAATAGTAATAATAAGGATGATAATAATGATAATAATCATGATAGCAATAATATGAATAAAAGTTATTATGAAAATTACGATGAATTATTAGATGATTGTTATGATTCAATACCTTGTAATAATACAAAAAAAGCAATAGGTATAAATTTTTTTAAATGGTAACCTATATTATGGTAAATAGTTAAAAAATAAAAAATACTATATTTTAAATTATTATGAAAGTAGCGTTATGTTTTATAATAAATTACGAACATATTTTAAATAAAGAACATATTTGGAGAGAATGGATAGAACCAAATAAAGACATAATAAATATATATTTTTTTTATGGAAATAAAGAAAAAATCAAATCAAAATGGATTTTAGAAAACACGATACACCCTGATTATATTATGGAAACCAGTTATTATCATGTTGTTCCAGCGTATTTATCTGTTATGAAATTTGCATTATATCATGATACAAAAAATCAATGGTTTTGTTTTTTGACAGATTCTTGTTGCCCTATTATTTCTCCGAAAAGATTCAGATACTTATTTTATAAAAATTATAATAAGAGTATTATGAGTTGGAAAAAGGCTTGGTGGAATATAGACTTTCATAAAAGAGCAAATTTAGCCATGTTACCAAAAGAACTTCATTTAGCGAACGATCCTTGGTTTATTTTAAAGAGAGAAAATGTTTGCCATATATTAGACTTTATTATTAAGCAAAATTCCGTAACTAAAATGATATGTAATGGTGGATTAGCTAATGAAAGTTTATTTGCAATAATATTATATGGTTATAAACAATTAGAATCTAAAAATAAAGATGTAATTTCTGCGATTACTCACATTACAGATTGGTCTAGAATGACTAGCGCTACAAGTCCATATATTTTCAGAGATATTGATTCAGAAGGAAAAAATATTCAGTTTATTAATAAAGAGTTAGAGAGAAATAAGTATTCTATATTTATTAGAAAAGTAGCGCCTGAATTTCCAGATTCTATTTTAAGACATTATCTTTTTGAACAATATGAGGAAGATAATAAACTTGTATTGAATCCACCATTTACATTGTTATTCACACTTAAAAATGGATTTTTTGTTTTTTTATTTTTAGTTTTTCTCTCTAAGATGTTTTATATTATACAATAAAAAATTGAATTTATTTTTAATCGTAATAATATTTATAAATATATTAAATAACACTATGCCATACATCTATATAATTCGCACTCGCGCCTCTGTTAATATAAATGAACCAGTTTATAAAATAGGTAAAACTAATGACTTTAATAAAAGATTATTAGGTTATGATAAAGGTAGTGAGTCTATATTAGTTTTATATGTAAATGATTGTGATAGTTTTGAGAGAATATTATTAGAATTATTTAATTTACATTTTATAAAACGAACTGATTATGGAAATGAATATTTTGAAGGTAATTTGTCTAAAATGATAAACATTATAATAGATAAATTCAATGAACTTAACATGTGTTATTCCCATAAAGATAATGAAATAGAAGGACAAAAACAAATAGAACCTTGTATGAATAACAATCAAGAATTATTAATAAAAAAACGAAATTTACTACAAAAAATATTTAATAAAGTTAATGAAAAGAATATAAATAAATTTGCTAATGATTTTATTCAAGTTACAAGTAATTTACATAATCAAGAATGTAGAAATATGATTTGTAATTTACAGAATTCAATAAGCAATTATAACGTTAATATTATAAATTCTAAAAGAAATCTAAATATATGTGTTTATAAAAAATTTGGAGATTACTTACAAAATAATAGTAATATATTATTTGAAATAACTTATAATCATTTGTATTCTAACACTATAGAAGTTAAAAATTTTTATAATTTATTTAACAAAATAATTTAATTAAGTATTCAATAAATTATAAAAAATTGAATTTATTTTTAATTGTAATAATATTTATAAATATATATTAACACTTCCAGCGATTTCCACAAATGCATTGCACAAAACACGTCATCGGTTCATCACAACTACGTGTTTGCTGTAAATAATAAGTACATTTATTTCCTTTGCATTTTCTGCACGTAAATAGTTCAGTTGACGCGGCCATATTAACTTCAAATTTATTTTTATCGCGTTTAGATTTGATTTCAATAAGTTCTGACCATTTATCAAAATCTAATTCTTGATGAGTCATAAAAGCAATTAAATGAGGTTTTAATGTTTCATTATTAACTTCTTTAATTAATTTATCAGTTAAGTTGTTCAACACACTTCTAAGTCGATCAATATAAATTTGAACAAATAATTTATTTTCCCATTTTTTTACGATCTTTTTTTGATTCGCTTCTTTTACGGTGTAATTGAATATTCCCTTTTCCAAATTTATACTCGCTTTTTCATTATTAAATTTTTCATTAATTTTTTTTCTAATATTTTCTCTAAAACTGTCAGGATTCTCAATCTTATAAATAAGAGACATTATTCTATTGATTTAAATATAATAAATATATTTAAATTAATATCAATTTTAATTTAATTAACTTTGTTGTAAGTAATAATTATATAACCTTATTTTTTAGGTTTTTGTATATCGTAATCGTAAGATTCCTCTGATAATTCAGAATCTACATCTTCTAAAATAATTTCATTACTTTCTTCACCATTACTCTCATCATCTTCTTCATCACTATCACTACCACTATCTGTTTCATAATCATCATCATCGTCATCATCATAATCATCACTACTCCCATCAACGACAAATCCATCCTTTAAATAACCTTCCTTTGTTTTCATTTTTTCAGGCACATTAGCCAGTTCATCTTCTTCTTCTTCATCATCTTTTGCAGTAGACGAAAGATCTTCAAAACCTCCAAATAATTTTTCATAAATCTTATCCCATAACGATATACTTAAATCAGTGTAAATTTTACCTTTACTCTCATCTTTTATTTGCGCAATTATTACACAATTGCCAAAAAATAATTTAGTATCAATAGGAGGCGGAAAATCATATTTATTTTCTGAATTAGGACGACCATCAGTTTTACCAAATACTTCTATACAATATTTTTTCCCTTCAATTTTTGTATTCCATTCTACTTGTTTTAAAAAATCTTCCCCCTTTTTAAATCCACATTTTTTATATAAATCTTCGAGTTTAAATTCTTTTATTGATAATGGTTTTAAATTTCCTAATTTTTCAACAATAATGACACTTAATGATTGCGACATAATTATATTTATAATGAATAGGTTTAAATAGTTTACACAATATAATTATAATGAAGGTTTATATAAATAATTTAAATTTAGATTTATTGTCTCACTTTATGACGTCATTAACTGATTATTTAATCCGTACAGAAATGTATACATTAATTTATTCAATAAATGGTATATATAAGGCTTCAGAACGTATTAAAAAATTAGAAGTTGTTGACGATAGTTTTGAAACTTTTTTTTATTTTTATGAAAATTTTTCATTAATTGTAGATAAATCATATTTTAATGAAGTAGATGCCTATAACGTTGACCCTGAACACATATCTACTAAAGTCAAGAGACATATTTATAAAATAAGTAATGAAATAGATATAGAGTTGATTATAGAAGGTTCAGATAATGATAAATTTATACCAAATGATTTATATTTTGAATTACCATCTAATTTAAATATTAACGATAAGTTAGTTAAAAAAGAATTAATTGTGTTTTTATCCCTCTTAAAGTAATATCGTAATATAATATGGTATTGTGGATTATCCAAATTACAATTATATCTTTATTGTTGATATTTTTAGTACATTATCTTATAAATTTTTTAAAATCAACATTAACTGTTCCAAAAGTAAAAGATTTAGTAAATACTCCAACACAAAAATATGAAGATATGTTTAATATAATTAAAAGTTCAAATACTCCTACACAAGAACACACTATTATAGATTTATTACCTAATAATAATACTGATGAACCTACAATGAAAAGAGAATTAAAAAACTTTTTAAAAAAACAACTACATGATTCTTCTAATACAAACAACATTGAACCTTCTTTTTTAGGATTAGATTCTATGTCTAATATTGATACATTTTTAAATTATTAAATAATTTAAAGATAAAACATTATTATAATATAATACAAATAATGATATTAACACAGACGGATAAAAGTATTATATTAAGTAATTTTCCAAACATTAAACTTTCTTATGAGAATATTATTTATAAGAAAGTTTTGAATTGTGATTTCATTGTAGCTATACCAAAAGGTAAAAAATGTTTCGCATGGTTTACTTATAAAGACGACGAACCTGTTTGTTTTATTCTTGAATTAGGTAATGGTAAAGAGATTAATGATATAAAAGTTATAAAAGCGTGTTATTCAACTGAATTATGTTATGGAACTATAATTTACGGAACATTATTTTTTTCATCCGGAAATAAATTTTTTACAATTGAAGACATATTTTACTATAAAAATGAAAACTTTTGTAGAGATAATTGGACAAATAAATTAAATAAAATATGTCAAATTTTAGAAAAAGATATAAAACAAGTAACTTATTCAATTAAAGATTCATTTGTTATTTTTGGTAGTCCAATTATATGTAAATCTCATCATGAAATTATAAAAAAATTAGATGGGTTAAATTATAATATAGACGCTATACAATTTAAATTATTCAATAAAACAAATAGTTGTTTATTTATGAATTATGAAGATTATATAAATGAAAAATTTAAAATTCACAAAACATCAACAAGTTATAAACAAAATAATATAAATACACAGAGAGAAAAATCCGAATTTATATTTAACATTCGACCAGATATTTGTGATGACATTTACTATTTATATTCATTAAATGAAAATAATGAAGAAGAACAATACAGTATTGCTTTAATTCCGGATTATAATACGAGTGTCATGATGAATCAATTATTTAGAATAATTAAAGAAAATAAAAACTTAGATGCGTTAGAAGAAAGCGATGACGAAGAAGAATTTGAAAATGAAAAAATAGATAAATTTGTATATTTAGATAAATCATATAAAATGTTGTGTGTATTTAATTCAAAGTTTAAAAAATGGGTGCCAATTAAAACGGTAAATGATAATGAAAAAGTTATAGAAACAAAATACGTTAGAAATTTTTACAAATCAACTGAATTGATTCATAATCAAAAAAAAACAAGATAAATATTATATATACAATATATATGTCAGGTTCAGGAGCATCTAATTTAGGTTATGGTAATATATATCCTTCAAGCGACATAAACGGTAATTATGTAAATATTGATAGTTCTAATTGGCCAGGTTCTTTTAGTAGCAATGAAATACCAGGTCTTCCTGGTTTAGCTGGAGCAAAAAATAATATTGACGCAGCAGCGAGTAAAGTTCCAGGTATTTGCCCATTAAAAGGAGGCGCAAAATTATTAAAAAGAAAAATAAAAAATATCACTAAAAAATATAAGAAGATGAAAAAAGGAAGTAGAAAGATGAAATCTCTTAAACATAGGTTAAGGTCGCGAATGGCTTCTAGACATTTAGCGAGAAGATTTGCTGGTGGTTCAAAAACAAAACGCTACAGACGAGGAAGAAAACAACGCGGTGGATATTCTCAATATCAAAATAACTTGCCAATGACACCTACATATAAAGTTGCTGGCGTTGATTTACCTGCAAGTGAATTAGGATTAGCCAATCCTCCTCCAATTACTGCGTTAAGAAATTGTACAAATTGTGTAGACAATTATAATCATTATACTAACACTGGTTTTTCTAGCGAGGGTCATTAAATATTTTTATAGTTACATCATATTATAAAAATATTTATTTTTTAATTGGCAACAAACATTTGCCACATAAATATTTATCCTTTGATTTTTCTATACATTCTTCATCGTCATCATCTTCATCAGAATTATTTGTAATACTTTTATCTGATGAACTATTGCTTTTAAGTGTAATTGTTTTTTTAGATGTTTTACCTTTAGGTTCAAAATTCTCTCTAAATTCATTTATTAGTTTCCATTTTTTTAAATCCAAAGAATAATTTAAATTGTCTGTTCCAATAATTCTATAGTTTTGTTTCTTATAATAAGATTTTCTTTTTAACCATTGTCTCTGAAATACATCATGAGAATCAACAAAATCATAAATAGTAGGTGTAGTAATGGGATGTTTTGCTCTTAAAATTCGCCCTACAATTTGAACTACATCTGTCTTTGGTGTAATTAAAAATTCAGTAGTTAAACTTGGAATATCTAATCCTTCACTACACATAGAATACGTCGCTAAGATAACATGTTTTTTTTCAGATTCTTTTAATTCTCTCTCTTTCATTCCACCAACATAAAATCCAACAGACGCCAAATTTTTACATACGAATTTATCATAAATATAATTTAATATATTTAAATTATGAGACATAATAATTGTATGTACTTCGGTAATAGGTTTGACATATTCATTTTCAATGTAATTTTGTTCATATTTTAAGTTTTTTTTACAGTTAGGGCATTTTGGAAACATTTTTTTCTTATCTTGAATTTTTGGAGAGATTTCTCTCATACAAGGTAAACAATAATAAATACAATCGCAACAAGTATTTTTAACTAAATAATTTACATTAGAATTACATAGTTTACAATTTGGATTATTTTTATCCATATTTTCTTTATTCTCTCTAATTATGTTTTCATCAATATTTTCAACAGAAATATAATCAACAATTGTTTTAATTATAAACTCTGTTCTTCGATTGTATTCACATAATTTACTTATCATAGAACTAATTTGCGGATTTCCTCTATAATCGTAGATAATTTCATTAAAATCTTCATCAGTAGATTTATATGTTAACGCTCTAACTTCAACAATATTTTCATTTTTTCTCTCTGCTTTATGTATAACATCTCCTAAAAACATTTTAAAAACTGAAGTTGTCCCGTCTTTTCTCTCCATAGTTGCAGATAACCCTAACATATATTTTGTTACAACTTTAAACAATGAATTAGAAAATGTCTGACTTGATATATGATGTACTTCATCAATTATGGTAAATCCAAATTCATCAAATATTTTTTGGTCATAATCCTTTGTAATTAAACTTTGTAACATACATAAAACAATATCCTTATCTTTAACGTCTAATATAGGACCCTGTATTTTCCCTATTCTTGCTTGTGGCAAAAAATGTTGAATTCTCTCTATCCATTGATTCATTAAAAATTCTTTATGAACAATTACGATTGTTTTTCTTTTTAATTGTGTTGCTATATATAGTGAAGCAGATGTTTTTCCCCACGCAGTATGTAATTCGAGTAATCCGCCTCCACATTTGACACTTTGACAATGATCTAAAAATTTTTGGATGACGGGTGCTTGATAATCTCTCGGTTTTCCGTTGAAAACTAAATTGATTTCAACGCCTTCTGACAATTTATATTGTTTTGGTAATCCAAAATTATCGATTCCATAATAGTGTGGGACATAAAATTTATTAGATGACTCTCTATAAGCGGGAAATGTTTTACATTCTCCAGCAATTGGTGAACCCATAACAAATGGTTTAATAGTTAAATCATTTCTTATTTGTTTTTCTTCTTCAATTGTAAGCGCACTTTTAGGTATAGTGTAACCTTTTTGTCCTAAATAAGTTTCCATAATTGTTACTATTATTTAGTAAATTGTATTTATATCATTTTGACAAAGTTTTAAAAAATGTTAAATAAATAAAATCTATAAATATGATATATGGAAGACATTTCTGATTTATTTAAAAAGCAAAATATGGGAGAACTTGTATTAGTTATATTATTTATTATATATTTAATATTGGGTTTAAAGACTCCTGAACCAATTGCGAATTTAGTAGATACTTTAATTGGTAAAATTGTTATATTTTTAATTGTTATTTATTTATTTATTAATTCTAATCCACTTTTAGCTGTATTATCTCTTTTTGTAGCGTTTGATTTAATTAGACGTTCATCTGCCGCTACAGGAATTGACGCTTTACAAAATTACGCTCCATCTGAAAAGAAAAAAATGTCTCAGTTTACAGCGTTTAATCAATTCCCTTATACTTTAGAACAAGAAGTTGTTGCTAAAATGGCCCCCTTAGTTAAGTCTGGATGTTGTATTACTCAAGCAAGTTATAAACCCGTATTAGAAAATACTTATGACGCTTCACCATTAACAAATTATAACTAAATAATAATATCATTCATTATTTATTATTATTTAACTTTTTACTTCTAAATTTTTTGACAAGTTAGGCATTTTTAGACCTGCGTTTGATGTTATTAAACTATAAAAATAATTCATCGTAACAAAAACTAATGTAAACAATATACAACCTATTAGTATTTGAATTATTGTTTTTGTAACGGGACTATTTAATAAATTAGAAAAATCATATGATGTTGAATTTGTTGTGTATTCTACAGATGTTTCTTCT